CCGGTGTCACCAGTTAAGCCTGTAGCTCCAACTGAGCCTTGGTCACCTTGAATGCCTTGCGGGCCTACTGCGCCAGTAGCACCAACGTCACCCTGCAACCCTTGAGGGCCAGCCGGGCCAACGTCACCTTGGATGCCTTGGATGCCTTGAGCGCCAGCAAGCCCCACATCACCTTGAACGCCTTGTAACCCCTGAGCACCTGTTAATCCAATAAGTCCTATAAACCCTCTTGGGCCAACATCCCCCTGCACGCCTTGTAGCCCTTGCAGCCCCGTCAAGCCTCGTAACCCTTGAAGTCCTTGCGAGCCAGTAGCCCCCGTTGAGCCGGGTAAACCTTGGATACCTTGCGGGCCTTGCGGGCCGGGCACACCTGCCCCACCGCTACCCCCATTACTTTCTTCGGTTATGAAGTCTGCGCGTGTTGTATTCCATTCAGGGGTACGACCATCTTCTTCATATGAAATCTTAGCCGCTGGGTCAGTTGGTAAGTTAACGAGTCGATAAAGACCCGCTGCGAGCACAATAGCCCAAGTGTTTGTCCCACTTAGCGCAATCGGTACACCGTTAATCAGCAACGGCCCCCATGTAGGCACCGCACCTGTTAGCGCCGAAGGTTCTATACGTTGCTCAATCTGTACTGCGCCTGTTAAGCCTACAGCTCGCAATACTACGGGTTGTTCATCGACCCGGAAGTTCCGAACAATCTTAGGCTCTGAACGGTTGTACAACCAACCTGACCGGCTTTTCCCTTGCGCTGCACTCATAGCTAGAACCCCTTGTTTTATCGCCCTAAATCTATCATAGATTCGCTAATACTTGTCCAGCCGCCCCAGACCGTGCGTCCAAAAGAGGTTGAGGTGTTGTAGCGACGCCCGACTGCCCGGCGTTAAACTGCACTTGTCCCGGCCCTTGCGCTGTAGGTTGAGTCCCATTGTCGTCAATTGGCGTTACCCCCGTACCCTCCTGCCCCGTTGGCCCCGGCCCTGCTGACTGCGCCACGCTCTGCAACGTCTGGGCTTTCTCGGGGTCTGGAATGATCTTATCGACTGGCATATCTAACCCGGATAAGACCTCACGCAACAGCACTGCTAGCCCCTCGGGCGTTACGATATTGAACTGTAAGTAAGGCGTCAAAAGCTGCAAGGCTTCAAGCCGACGTTGCACCAGTGCCTCACGCATAATGATCCCACTTGGGCCTCGCGCAATCACTTGAGCATCGACCTTAACCGTCTCATCCTCCCCAAACAGCATGTTGTAGGTGTACATCGCTTGAATCAACGGCCCTAGTACATCGACCTCAATGTGGTCAATGACTTGCTTTATCGACTTGCTTGCGTTGCCCATCAGTAGTGACAGCCCACCTACAGTTCGCCCTACTCCTGACCCAGACGCGTTGCCGTAGCTGTATGCGGGTATACCCGTAGCATCATCGGCGGCGGTATTCTCATGCTTGATAACTCCAATCAGTTCAGCCGCGTGCGAATCAATGTTGTGAAATCTGTAGACCGGTTGCCCCGATCCAGTCGGGTCGGGTTCAACTAACTTGACCATACCGGGCACAATCTCCTCGGGGGCTTGGCCTTCGGCCAACCGCGTTTGATCGACCTCAGCAAACGGCCCTGCCGCCAGACCCATGTTGCGTCGCAATGCTCTATACGCACTATTAATAATCTCTTGGTGCGGGCGCATCAGCATAGGTGGGCTTTTACCTATCAGGCTACCCGGTACTTTCTCATACGACGTCACGTAGAATGGGTTATTCCCTAGTGGGTCAGGATTCATTACGGCCCTAATACACACTCCATCAACGACCCAAGAATTGACCTTATACCGCTTTAGTTCGTCCTCAATACCAGTTACACCCCACTCCTTGAGCACTGAGCCTTTAACTGGCCCCCAGAAGTCATGCACGTCAATAGTGTCAGGTTTATCGAACGACGTTGTGCCATCCTCAAGTTGTTTACGTTGTGAACGTAACGTGCTATCGACCTCATACCCTGCTTCATATCGGGCTAACACCTCACGGATTTTTGCTTCATTAAATCCCGGTAGCCCGATGCAATCATAGAGCGTCTGATACTCCATTGGCATTACGTGAATACAGTACCCTTGATTGACCGTCTTGGCCCACGGTGCCCAATAAAAGTCGAACGGATTAACTCGCTCCACCATCAGCACTGGTTCGTCCTTGACATCGGGGCGCTTAGAACCCTCGGGCCAATACAACCTAGGCTTGCGATGCACCACTGGGCCTTTAAGGACGCCGAACTGGTACGTGGTTATGTCGGTACGCATCTCTTTAAATGCAGCCTCGAACCCACCTTGCACTAGCTGATCTTGGATCAACAGCGTCATGCGTTGCGCGGCCTTACTTGCTTTCGTATCAAGTAGTCCGTCTGTAATCTCTTTGAGGTCATTGGCCCGATCCTGCACAAACTGCTCGGCTTGAGCTGCACTGATCTGATACTTCGCTAACTCGCCTTTAATCTGCTCACGCACCATGTCTTTAATGAAGTCAGGCACAGTCGCAATCGGTGTAGGTTTGAGCATCCACGGCTTGTCGCGGCTTGACGCTAAAATATCACTGAGCCATGCTTCACCTGCCCGACACTTGGTGCTAGTCGCATTAATGTAAGTCTTGACGCTACCCATCGTTAGCGTTTCTTCAGCTCCATACTCACCTTTACGCTGACGCAAACACGCTAGAAGTTCTTGCTCGATAGAGTGGCGTGCGTTCTTGGCCTTCTGGAAACTGGACTCTACAAACGCCCCAAGTTCACACTGCACTTTGTCTTGGTCGCCTATAACCTTCTGGGCATTATCAGCATTAAACATGCGCTAGTGTCTCACTTTTAGTAGGATAGTCCATTACTGCCGCCGGTCGCTTTCTTACGCGCCCCACCACCTAGTACCCCAAGGGCTAGGTACTGCAACGCATCATGAATATGCGAGAACTCATTTTTCTCTGGGGTTGGGCGTACACCGGTTGATGTTTTTTTGTACCCGTAGGCACCCATAAACCCCTTGCGTAGTCTAACACAGGACGGGTTTATTGTGATCCCATTGCGCTTGTTTAGGAACATCTCGACCGCCTCCTTGCGGATCAAGAACTCGTTGGTGTTAGCCGGGGTGCAACGTATCCCTGCCCCTGCCAGCATCATGTACGGCGTGCTCTTGTCCAACCCGCTACGGCCTCGCCCGGCTGGGTCACCCCAACTCTCAAAGCTACGCACGCCGACAAAGTGTTCGTTGATAAACGGACGGTAGTAGTCCTCGATGAACTCCTGTAGCGACACCCCCGATGGCTGGTTAGGGTCTAACTCTTTGAGGATAACGAACCGCCCGTCGCGCTGCTGTTGCCCAAACACCATTGCCGGATGCAGCCCGAAGTCCACTCCCATCAGCACAGGCAACGTCTTATCGGCTTTTAACTCCTCGCTTGCCATGTGGTAGTCATCATCATACGAGCCTTGGAACACCGGCTGGCCTGTAACTGTGATGCCCCATTGAGCACAAAAGTCTACAAGAATCTGCGAGCGCACCATACTACTGATCTTGGTCAAGTAGTAGTTGTACCCGCTCTTTAGGTTCTGGATATTCTCGGCATCAGGGTGCCCCACCCACATCATCCGTTTCTCATCAGGCGGGCCATCCGGGTCGGGCACCTCCATAATCGCTGGGGGCTGCCTGAACAACCTCCATCCTGCACGTTTCTCGGTCTCAAACGCCTTAAACAAAAAGTGCTCAGTGTCCACCATGTTGAAGTCTAATAACAACCCTGACCATGTAGCGCCTGAACTCTCGATAGTGACGCCGTTATCGTCTTTCTCAAGCTTAGGGTAACGCCCTGTACGCTGCAACGCTACGCGGACAATCTCCTCGTTCGCAAACTGTGCCTCGTTGAACCATCCCCCCGTAACCTCAAGTGAGCGTAACTTGGCCTGATCCTCCTCACGGTCAAGGGCTAGAAAGATAAACTCAGCTTCGACTCGTGTATCGTCTCCGATATTGGGCATGACTACTTTACAGCTAGGCGGGCTTGTCATCTTAACCACCCCTAACTCTACCGGCACCCAATCGGCCCAAGTCTTGAGCGTTGTGTTTTTTAGTTCGTTGTACGTGTTACGAATAATGAACCATCGCGTTTTACGCACCCCGTTGTGCGGGAGCTGCATGATAGCGAGCGACAGCAAGTCCATAATCATACCCACCGATTTGCCCGATGCTACAGGGCCAACAACGCCTCGCACGTTTGTCCTATCGGCATGGAATAATTCAAACGTAGCACTTGGCTCATAGTTTATTTTTACGATGTTACTCACTGTCTGCTGTGTCCTGTCCAGTAGGGGTTACGTCGATGGTGCGGTTGATTAGTTTACCTAAGTTGCCTCCGAAATTAAGCTGCACTAATACGCCCGGCGCAGAGGTGCGTTCACCTGAGTCTTTAGCCGCTTTTTGCACTGAGGGGTCTAGGTGTGCGTAGCGCACAATGTTCTCGATGGCTTTGACCCGCACGGCTGGGTGATTTGTTTTGTCTTGTGCAATGCCCCCTAGCGTGTTTATAAGGGTCTCTGCTTGGCGCTGTGCATTGAGTACGAACCCTGCATTAGGCCCGAGCGTTTTAACCTGTAGGGCGGCCCCTTCCAAGCGGTCTACAAAGCTCTGGTTCGTGCTTAGTAATGCGAACTGCTCAGGCGTAATAGCGTAAGTGTCTAGGATCGCGTTTAAATCTTCGGGCGCTAAGGCAATATCGAAAGCCAACGGCCCCCACAGGGCAGGCTCTAGTGCTACTGTAGCTGTCGAAGGTACGGGGCCATGCTGCACTGCAAGCTCTTGGATTATAGCGGCATTGGTATCTGGGTCATCGGCATAGTCATCAGCGAATTCTGCCAGCCCTTCAAGTAAGTTGTCTAAGCTCATGGTGCAGCTACAGTAGTGGAGTAATCCGCACTGTACCACTTACTTTAGTTTATAGGGTTTGTTGGTGTGGGGCGGCTTTTTACTAAACGGGGCTAGCCATGTTTACACTTGTAAGTATTGATTTGTGGGGAAATTTTAAAAAATTTTTTAATTTACACTTGTAAGTATTAAAGGGGCTAGGATTTTTTGGGTAAAAACGCGTGAGGGGTTGCATGTACATCGATCCGCCGCCCCACAGAATCCCGAAGTCCGAGTACCCCCATCGAAAAAACCCTCAAAAACTACGCGAAAAACCACGGAAAACTTACAAATGAAAGCAAAAACACCCCCAAAACACGCAAATAATTACAAGTGTTATAGATTCGGCATCGGTGCGTATCCCGTTTTAACCGCGCACGGCTGTCGTTGCAGGTAATGGGATGGCATACACTTACAAGTGTTACTGTTTACGGGGTAAAATGGGGTGCGACACGGGGCAAGTGCTGTTCGGCACAGGCGGATGCTGCTACTGTAGCAAATCACTATCCCATAATCCCACTTTTGAATAAAAATAAATAGTTGTTATGGATCAAGGGGTTAGCTGCAAATAGTTACATAAAAACACCGCGAAGTGTGTCATTTTTTGAGATTTTAGGCCTTGATGGCCTAATTGGAAACCGCATGTAACTATATGATTTAATTGGTTTATATAGTAGTGCTACAGTTTAACTATCCCATAATCCCACTCAGAAACACCATATTTGATCTTATAGATTATTTTTATTTTACTTTTCTTACATTTGCGTGCAAAAGTGTAAAGCCCCCCGACACCCAGATGTTACTTTTTACCTAAAAACAAAGACCCCTCAAAAAAGACCCTGCCTTTTTCAAAAAGTAGTGGGATAATTGGGATTATGGGATAGTTGTTTATAATCAAAGGCTTACAAGCGAAAAAACTATCCCACCGTGGGATAGTTGGCCTAAAAAATCGTCAAATTCCGAACAAAATCGTCAAAACAGCGCTTTCTAACACTTGTTAGGATCAAAAATCGTACTTTTTGTACGTCACCATCGACACTAACAAATGCAACCGTAACATGCGGCTCTGTAAAATACCCCGACAACGGGTCACTTTTTTGTTCGTGATGGCCGGACTTACAAGTGCAAAAGTCAACTTGTCACCCCCTCGAAACTTACGCCAAACTGACAAAGTTAAAAGTAACAAATGCAACTCGCTATATAGTG